TCTCTTTGAGATTTATGAAGTCTCTTGTGTACAGCACTAAAGAACTTACTTGAAGCTTCTAAGAGAGCCATTGTAGTACCTACTGGACCGTACGAAGAAGCATCTGAAATAATCTTTTCAGTACTGTCAGCAAACTTCTGCCCTGTTGCAGCTACAAACTGAAGCATATTATATAAAGTTTGTGATGGCTCTTTATAAGGCAGATTAACAATTGCCTTATTTAGATCCATTCCTGTTGCTTCAACTTCTTTAAATTCTCCTGGTGATATAGGATCATTATCTCCTACAATCCTTACACCCTTTGCTTTAAATCCACCAGGAAGATTAGCAAACTGACCTGCATCTACCAAGGCTCTCATAGCTGCTGTAGCAGTCATAGTTAAATTACCAAGGAAGTGGATCAAACCTAATCCGTAGAAACCAAACCCAGGAACGAATCTATAATGTACAAAATATAATGTTTTCGATTTAGTAGGATCGTCTGGTCTGTAGTTTCTACGGATACTTAATACGTTACCTGAACTTTCTTCTACCGATACAATATAAGGAAGAGATACACCTTCTCCCTCACAAAACGGTTTTGGAAGTTCAAGATAACAATGTTGTTCTAAAATCGTAAACTGAGGATCTTCATCTCCTGAAGGATTAAGCCCAAGAATTTGATCCATCTTGGACGTAATAGGAGATAGATTGGGAGTAGAGGGTTCAGGAAGATCAATATCTCTATACATTCCTGAAGCTATTTCTTTTAACATGTCCACAGGATTACGATAAATAACGTGAGTATACCTATCTGCTCTTCTTAAATCACTTGCATAATATGAAACATAAAACTGATCTATAGGTACAAATTCTGAACATGGTCGTTTAAGAGAAGCATCATAATAAATTTTCTTAAAAGCTGAACCTATTAATGGAAGGTGAAACAACATTCTTTCTGACTCATCGAAATACTCAGGCATTTGTTCAGTAAGCTGATAGTTCATAAAGTCTTCTACACGATTTCCCTGTTGTATTTTTTCAGCAGTTTCATCTCCCATAATTTGTGCCTTTACAGGACCACCTGGAGGAAGTAATTCTTGAGAAGCTTTAGACTGAAACTTAACTGCTGACTCAATTAATAGAGGATGAACCGCTGTACATGCCCCTTCAAACGGCTCAGAAGTTGTTTCAAGTTTAAGTCCGAGAAGATCAAATCCTTTTTCAAACATGGATTCCCACTCTTCTCTTGAGTTTTTATCAGTATTATACCTATCAACTACTCCTGTTGAAATTTCTTGAAGAAGATCTTCATCTAATCTCTCTGCCAGATTTTCATACCAGTTTTCTTTACCTTCAAAGTTTCCTTCGTTAAACTCTACTGATACATCTTCATCTTCAAAATTAACTGTAACACTACCGTCTTCCTCAATTTCAAAGGTAGGTCCATCTTCTAGTGGTGAATCCTTTCCTGAAATAGGAATTACATTTGTCTGTTGTTGTTCAGACATTGACATAATTTGTTCTAATGGATTTCTTTCAATTGCCATAACTTATTCCTTGTCTGGGGTTTCTGCCTTATTATTTTAGTCTAATTTATCTTCTTCTACCTTACCATCTTCTACTTCACGTTCATCACCCAAGATAAACCCATATTTATTTTCTCTCAGAAAGATTCTAATCTCCGAGATCGGTCTGGACCATGCCATATGTGTGATTACATTTCCCCAACCATAGGCCGATACCATACTTGGAACTCCAATCAATTCAAATTTATCTCTAGAGCTATAAACATATAAGGAGCCTCCTGAATTCCCGAAAATAATAGGCGCTGATGCGAGGTATAAGGCTCTTCCATCCAAATCCCTAGAGTAACCCGCCAATAATCCTGTTGTTGGAAAAGGAGGCTTTCCCATACCGGCTCCGACTGCGAATACTGTTTGAAATATCCACGGTCCTTCATCAACCCCTTCAGGATATAGGGTTGCTATATAGGGCATCTGTCTTTCAGTATCTTCAACCTGAAGCAATGCTAAATCTCTACCCTTATCATATGCAACAATATTAGCTATTCTACCAATAGTTCCTACTGAAGTTGAATAATTATTATATTCCCATAGATCGATATTAACTGGTCTTCTAGTTTCAATATCTATACGTTCTTTTTTGTCAGAGTTCCATTCATTTTTAAGAATGACATTGCCTTGTATAACATGCCAGTTAGTTAAGATAAAACTTTCATATTTTTCATTTTCGTCCAGGTTTGAATATATTACTGTTCCCGATCCCGATCCATTTCCTACACGAACAAGAACTGTTGGATATAACATTTCAACATGTTCTTGTTTAGGAATACTCTCTAGTTCTGTAGAATTAACATGATTAAGTACTGCTCCACTTCCTAAGAAAAATGTAGCAATCAAGCCTACTATCATAAATAATCGCATTAAGAGTCCTCCATTTTTTATTTTCATATTCGTTTGTATATTATACACCTAAACATTCCAATATGCAACCTTTTTCTTTTCTCTAGGTGGATCGTCCCAACTAGGATCTTCAGGATGGGTAAGTCTCCATGATTCCTTCATGTAATGAATTGCCATTGTAAGGGCATCTACCTGATCATCATGGGCTGCATGTGGAAACTGTATTAGTTCCTGTATCAACTCATTTCCCCAACTTTTATTGGTAGGAATCCATATCCTTCCTGCTTCAATCATAGGACTTGCAGCATATACTCTTGCTACCTTGTCTCTGTCAGGAAGATATTCCATTACTGGAAGACCTGCTCTTCTCATGTCTTGAAGAAGTGACTGACCACTTGCCTTTTTTTCAATTATACAAACATCGGGTTTATATTCATCATAAAGTATTTGTGCCATTCTTCTTAATTCAGGATATTCATATCTACCTTTCATATTCCCAAGTAGTATTAAATTACCCCTGTAGTCTTCTTCTCCGTCTTCTTCTACCTCATAATCATTAAAGATTCCCCATGTTTGTATTACACTAAAATCTGCTGTTGTCTTGGTTGAAAAGGCAGTATCATAGGTTTGTATAATAAAATCACAGTATGGAGGCTCTTCATACTCCCATTCCTGCAACCATCTCTTCTTAATCAACCCGCCTTCTTCAGGAGTTGGATTCTGCATATACAGAGATTCCCAGTATCGGGAACCATTGCTTGCTTTTATTTCCTGTTCATCTATTCTTAATACTTCATCTGACTTCCATTCAGGAAAATATGAACCACCTATAGGTAAATCAAGCAGGTCAGCCGCTTCTTCATCTATCCATGCAGGGATCTTTACTACTTCCCAAGGAATACCACCCTGTTCAACCAGTTCTTCTTCCTGTTTTAACAGCCACCCACACAAATCGTCATAATGATATCGTGTATTAATAATAACAATAGCCCCGTTGGGCATAATCCTAGTTCTTAGCCCTGCCGGATACCATTCCTTTACATATCTTCTACCTGCTGCTGAAAAAGAGTCTTCCTCTGACATAACATCGTCTAGAATAGCGATATGAGCGCCTCTGCCAGCAATCTGTGACCTTACCCCTGCTGCGTAGTATGTCCCTCCCAAGTTTGTCTTCCACTTCCCTGCGGCCCTTACATCAGCTCTCAGAGCTACAGTGGGAAATATGTTTGAAAACTTGTCAGTGTTTACAATATCACGAACTGATCTACCAAAATCACTGGATAACTGGTCACTATGGGAAACAGTAAGTATTTCATGTCTAGGATTTCTACCAATGTACCATGCAGGGAATAATTTTGAGCAAATAACTGACTTTGAAGACCGTGGTGGTAGAAATACCATCAATCTTTTAAGATCACCTGACTCTATTCTTTGTAATTTATCTGAAATAACCTTGATATGACGCCCCATCTTCCAGTCATGTACCAAATCTGGGGCTACATACCGTACAAATGTAAGAAAATCAGTGTGTGTTTTGGTAAGAACTCTCCTTTGCAGGAGATTATGGACACAAAGATAGCCTTCAAGTGTAGTAATTTCTGGTAATTCAGGGGATATAGTAGTAGTTTCAGTCATTTATCATAAACTTATTCAATACATAACCCTTTATTATCTTTGTAAAAGAAGGTAATTCCCATACCTTTGGGGAAATACTCCCCAATAGTCTTACCTTTATAGCAATTTTCTTTTAGAATTATATTATTTATAGATTTATTTAGAAATGAATAGGTTTTTATATACTCTTCATCAAGATTTGGACAGTAAGTATTGTCTTCTTGAAACATAATATCGTGACATGCACTAAATACTACATTAGATCTTCTTAAAGATTCAAGTGCTAACTGAGTTCCTTCTCTATTTTTGGGTCCGTCAATAAAAATACCTATCTTTTCCTTGGGATGATCTTGTACTAACCTTGGAAGGTATATAAAACTATCTCCCTTTAAACAAATTATGTTTGAAAGATAGGATAATCTTTGTTCAGTTTTGTCTTGAATATCTTCACCATACAGTCTACACTTATCTATTGTATATATTTTAACATCTTCTAATAGATTTCCCATCATTTCAGTAGAATATCCATTAGCAGTTCCTGATTCAATCAACATTGTTATGTTATAATCAATACAGTGTTGATATAAACAAAAAGCTTCCATAGGAAGAATACCATGATCTTGATATTCTATTGAATCTGTTAATAAATTAAATGGTAATACTAAATTATTATCTTTCATATTTTCCTTTATATTAATAATAATAATTATAATTAATATTATAATTAATTATAATTATTATATATATATTATATATATTATATATATATATTATATAGTACACTACCCCCGCTTGTCAAGTATTTTTTTATTTTTTTTATTTTTTGATGATAAACCCTTGATTTTAGCTAAATATTTATGAGCCTTGTTTTATATATAAAGAGGGCGGCCAGGCTTTCGGGGGCGGGGGTGCGTGTGCATAATGCGGGGAGAGTTTGAAAATTTCCGTCGACAAAATGTGTCATCACACGTCACACTACTTCGTAGTGTGACAAAAATGTAACACTACTTCGTAGTGTTACTTTATATAATCTCTCTACTTAGCTTTCGGGACGAAAGCAGAGAGATTATATAGAGGAGATTTTGGTGGTTGATTTAATCGGAATAGCTTTGCTATTGCCGTTGGTTTTGTGGTTGAACTTTTCGCCACGCTTTGCAAAAGTAGGGCAGGAAGCCTAATACTTTCGTCCTCTTTAGGGCTAAATGGTTATCACCAAACCGACAACACTGTACCAATCTACAACAATTTACTGTTATAAGTCAAAGCCTTACAGTTCTTTAGACTGTGATATATGTTTAACTATGTACGATGATTTTCTTTCGGAAATGGCGAGGCTTGAAAATCCGATGATGATACCCTAATTAATATATCTCTCTTGAGCAAAGCGAAAGAGAGATAGATTAATTAAATAACTGGAAAGGGTCGAACTATGGAAAACTTGATTGCCATCACGTCCAGAGGCGTTAAGATTTATTTTGACGATTACTGGGATGAATATATTGTAAAACCATCCCAAGATGAAATGCGATGGTTCTACGCTGAGAGCTATAATGACGCTATGAGAGCTTGCGATAGACTCTCAATGGAAGCCGAGGATGAAACGGCCAGACGCCGCCGGTTCAGCCCGACCTAATTAATATATCTCTCTTGAGCAAAGCGAAAGAGAGATAGATTAATTAAATAACTAGAAACGACCAAGTTTGGTCATAACCCATAGGAAAAAGGAATGTATATTATGACAAATAAAAGCAAAATTTGGGAATTCTTCGCCGAGGAAACATGGTTTCCGTTGGATAAGGAGGATTTCGCAATCGTCAATAAAGCCGGGATGCCTATACGGGTAAAGCACCCATCAGGTGCGTGGCATATAGTAAAAAACGCCGCTGCATTTGAGGCTGCTACCCCGGTCTGATTTTGCACCACCTAATAACGCCCTGTAGTAGAGTATCTTGCGATACTACAGGGTGTTATTAGAGTAAGGGAAGGAATTTGGTCTACCAGCTAATTTATTAGGTGATGCTGGCGCTATGATAGGATTACAGCGTTTAGTTCCCAGTGTGTGGAAACTCTTGAAGACCACATACGATGGAACTAAAATGATATAATAACTGTATAATCTGTAAAATAGTATGGTTATTATTACCTATCTAGTGGAGTTCGATTCTCCACAATCACCTAATAAGTTAGTTGGAGCTTGAAGATGTTTAGAAAGGAGAAAAACAAGATGTTTAAGCAGATCGCCGATGCCCTGGATGATCCGATGGGTTCATCTGAGGGATTCAAAATTAAATTCAAGAATGGATGGACAGTATCTGTCCAATGGCATGAGGGTGCATACTCTGACGAGGAAAATAAAACCGCTGAGATAGCGGCCTGGCACGAGGACGATGTTTCGTATGACTTTGGTTATGATACGGTCAAAGGATGGCAAACACCTGAAGAGGTGGCAGAATTTATTAAAATGATCTCAATGTTAGAAGGAGCCAGAAAATTGCGTTCTGCCTCAATGCTAGATATGATGATAAAATGGTGATGTTGACAAGGCATTAGAAAAATGGAGGACTAAAAGATGATGGTATTTAATTACGAATCTAAGAAGGCCATGAAAGCTGCCATAGGCAATCCACTCCGGTACATTGAAACGTCAATGTTTGGGCCTGAATATGTTTCTAATGGAAAAATAGTAGGCTGTAATCGACCCCACATAACAGGCCATAAGCGGGAATTCTTCGCTAACGTAACGATGAATAATGATCTTATTGAGAAGGTGGAGTGATGGATAAGATTGAAAGGAGAATGAAAATAAGACACGTTCATTTTGTAGGATTTCGTGGTGCTGATTTTATATCAGCAGTTAAAGTGTTTGGTAAGCCAGACTTTGTTCACATAACCCATGACCATCGTATGTATGGTGATATTGATCTAGATCATGATCTGGTAATCTTTGGATCAAAAGCCAAAGCTGATGTAATCAGACCCTTGAGTGATCCAGATCACAAAAGACATTGAAAGTAATTATATATCTCTCTTGAGCAAAGCGAAAGAGAGATAGATAATTAAATAAGGAGAAAGCTAATGGAACGGGTAGTGAAGTATATAGTTGACCGAGAGATTACAGTTCGTGAGCAGTCTAACTATGGCCGGGTAGACCATTATCCTATTGATGAGCTAGGAAAATTTTATTGTAGTCTTTGTAAGACTGAGACATTCACCGACCATATGAAAAGTGTTATGAAAGCTGAAGGCTTTAAGTTCGTAACACAAAGTCAAGAGATATAATTAAAAATCTCACCTACTTAATATGGTTTCTTAAACTGCGAAGTAGCACACCCTTAACGTGCCCAGTTTAAGACTAAGT